ATATATTGGATCTAAATCAGAATCTCAAAGAGTTTATTTTGAAAGTCCAAGATGGCAAATTGCAATTGCATTATCTCCAAAAGATACTTTTAAACAAGTATCATTTGTAAATGGTATTGCAACAACTGATGGTGGATCACATATTGATCATGTAATTTTACCAATTATAAAAAAATGTACAGATGAAATTCAGGCTAAACATAAAAATATTACAATTAAATCACAATATGTAAAAGATTCTTTATTTATATTTGTAAATTGTTTAATTAATAATCCTACATTTAGTTCACAAACAAAAGATAAACATACAACTAGAGTTTCAGAATTTGGTAGTAAATTTGTTTGTGAAGATGATTTAATTAAAAAAATAATAAAATTAGGATTTGTAGATTCTTTATTAGCTGTAGCTGAAGCTAAAGAAAAAAAATCATTATCTAAAACAGATGGTAAAAAAGTTGTTAGATTAAGTATTCCAAAATTAGATGATGCAAATAAAGCAGGTACATCAGAATCTTTAAAATGTACTTTAATTTTAACTGAAGGAGATTCAGCTAAAACAACAGCTGTTTCTGGTTTATCAATTGTTGGTAGAGATTATTATGGTGTATTTCCATTAAGAGGTAAATTATTAAATACAAGAGAAGCTTCATTTTCACAAATTTCTAAAAATGAAGAAATTTTAAATATAAAAAAAATATTAGGTTTACAAACAGATACTAAAGAAATTAAAAATTTAAGATATGGAAAAATACTTATTATGACAGATGCAGATTATGATGGCTTTCATATTAAAGCATTATTAATTAATTTTATAGATTCTGGATGGCCTCATCTATTAAAAGATATATTTATAGGTAGTATTCTAACACCTATAGTTAAAGCTTCAAAAGGTAAAGAACAATTATCATTTTATACACATAAAGAATATATGAATTGGAAAGATACTTCTAATTCAAAAGGTAATTGGAATATTAAATACTATAAAGGATTAGGAACTTCAACATCTCAAGAAGCAAAAGAATATTTTAAACATTTAAAAATTTTAAATTATATTAATTATTCTGCTGAAGATTCTAAAGCAATTGAATTAGCTTTTAAAAAAACTGAAGCTGATAATCGAAAAGACTGGATTCGTAAAAATACAAAAGAGTTTGAAGGATTAGATTATTTAACAAAAAAACCAATTAGTATATCTAATTTAATTAATAAAGAACTTGTATTATTTTCTATAAGTGATAATATTAGAAGTATTCCAAATATTTTAGATGGATTAAAACCAGGACAAAGAAAAGTATTATTTGCATGTTTTAAGAAAAATCTAAATAAAGAAATTAAAGTTGCACAATTAGCTGGATATGTATCTGAACATACAGCTTATCATCATGGTGAACATTCATTACAAGAAACAATTATTAATATGGCACAAAATTTTGTTGGTTCAAATAATATGAATTTATTAGAACCTTGTGGACAATTTGGTTCTAGATTAATGGGTGGAAAAGATTCATCTAGTCCTCGATATATATTTACAAAATTATCTGAATATACAAATCAATTATTTAATACTGATGATTTTGCAGTTCTTGATTATCTTAACGAAGAAGGACAAGATATTGAACCAAAATATTATATACCAACTTTACCATTAATATTAATTAATGGAACTGAAGGAATTGGAACTGGTTTTTCCACTAAAATACCATCTTTTAATCCAGATGATTTAAAATATTGTTTAGAAAAATTAATTGAAGATCCAGATTATATTATACCAGAATTAACACCATGGTATAATAATTTTAAAGGATATATTTCAAAAACAGAAAAAAATAAATGGATATCTTATGGTACTTATACTATTAATGATAATACAATTATAGTTACTGAATTACCAATTGGTGAATGGACAGAATCATATAAACAACATTTAGAAAAATTAGAAACAGAAGAAAAAATTATAACTTTTAAAAATAATTCATCTGAAACAGATGTAAATTTTGAAATTAAAGTATCTAAAAAAGTATTAAATCAATGGGAATATGATGGAAATCTTGAAAAACAATTAAAATTAACAACGAATATTAATGCAACAAATATGCATGTATTTATGCCAAATGGAGAAATACAAAAAATGGATTGTCCTGAAGATATATTATATAATTTTTATAATAATAGAACAAAATATCATAATCTCAGAAAAAAATATTTACAAAATAAAATTTCAAATGAATTAAAAATATTAGATTCAAAAGTTAAATATATTAGAGCAGTAGTAAATGAAGAACTAATACTATTTAAAAGAAAAAAAATAGATATTACATCTGATATGAAAAAAATGAATCTATTTGAAAATCCAGATTATAAATATTTATTAGATATTCCTGGTATTGCATTTACACAAGAAAAATTAGAACAAATGGAAACAGATTATAAAAATAAAAATATTGAATTTGAAAAAATTAATAAATTAACTATTAAAGATCTTTGGTATAATGATTTTAAAAAATATAATTAAATAATTTATATTAATGTATGCAAAAATTATTCATTAATTTTATTTATATAATTATAAATATTTATATAATATTATACTTAAATATTATAAATGAAAAATATAGAAGTTTTTAAAAATGATTGTTATAAAATAAATTTGATTAATACTACAAATAATCCATTATTAAAATCAATTAATCATGTTTTTATATTAACTATGGAAAATTCAAATAATTTAAAATCTAGACAACCAGAATTATTTGAATTAGGTAAAAATACTTATATACAATATAATAAAGGTTATCAAAATTGTAACAAAAATGTAAAAATTAATAATACTAATTTAGATATTGTAGATGCATATAAAAATATTTGCGAATTTAATATTAATAATAATGAAAATATTATTATTTTAGAAGATGATGCATTTATTATAAATTTTGATAAAAAAATTTATAATGAAATAAATGATTTTATTCAAAATAATAACTTTGATATATATTCATTTGCATCTGGAGGCTTATTTAATAAATTTGGAAATACAAATCATAAAAAAATACTATTTAGAGGATTATCATATAATAATAATATAATATTACCATTTTGGGGATTACAAGCTGCTATATGGTCAGCTAAAACTAGAGCTAAAATAATTAATTTAAATTATGATGTTATTATTAATAATTATAATATTGATACAAATTTAATATATAATAATAATTTAAATGTTTATATTTATAAACAACCATTAATTGTACAAGCATTTAATATGACTGAAAATTCAAAAAATTGGGATCCAACATTTGGATATGGTTATAATTTTTTAAAAATAAATAAAGAAAATTTAAATAATTTAAATAAAGGATGGAATAAACTTTATTTTTATAATTTTAATATCATATATATTATATTAATTATAATTATATTAATTATTTTAATAATATGTTTTGCTAATAATTTATTTCATTAATATTTTTATTTAATTAATTTCAAACCAATAAGGAATATTTCTTTTTCTCCATTTACAAAATGGTCTTTTATATTTATTATAATATTGTTTATATGCTATAATTGAATTATTATGTTTAACATCATCTGGCATAGCTTGTGGAAATTTAGTTATATTTCCAAATGGTATATTTGATGGAACATTATGTAATATATCTAATAATTTAATTTCAGCCATATGATGTTTTTTTTTTAATTTATTACTATATCTATATGTATATTCTTTACATAAATATTTAAATAATATATATAACCAACAATAATTACCTGATGATTCTCTTACCCATATTGCACATGGATGATTTTTAAATGCAGATTTATATAAATTTGAATTTGGATTATTATCTAATTCATGATGTGCTGTACATAATAATTGAGCATATTCTAATATCATTTTTACTACATGTTTATCATTATGATATTTTGCACATAATGATGGACATAATGATAATACAAATATATTCATATTTATAAATTTAACTTAAAAATAATTATATAAGATATAT